GTGGGTGGTAGCGGGGCTCGGCCGGGGGGCACCGTGGTGGAGCCGCGCTGAGATCGCTCGATCTCCGCGATGCGGAGGGCGACCTGTGCCGCGCGCTCGCTGACCACCCGCCTGAGCACCGGTCGCTGAGCACCATCCAGGGTGGTGCTGAGCGACCGGTCCTGAGCGCCTGAGCCACCCCCCAGGGTGGTGACCTGCCACAGGCCGGCAAGGTCACCAGTAGGCACGAACAGCTCACCATCCAGCAGCGCACCAGGTGGGGGCAGTTCCTGCTGATTCGCAGGTACTGGTCGCCATTCCTGCACATCGCCCAGTGGCAGTGGTGACCAGCGTTCTTGCTGGTCAGGCGCGTATATACGCACCTGTTGACAGTCGCCTCTATATCGCCTGTGTGCAGCGATCATGCCGATCACGCTGCCAGCAGCGCCGCCAAACAGCGCCGCCAGCAGCGTGATCACAGCATCAGGCTGCATCGCCGCCAGGCGGGGTGGTTGCAGCATCCGCCACGGCGGACCACCAGCGCGCCCGCGCAGCGCCGTCTACAGCGGGCGGCTGCTGCTGATCGGCCGCGCCGTAGAAGGTGACCGGCACCGGTGGTGTGGTTGCCTCCGCGGGCTCGTTCTCGCCGAGCCAGCCCTGCTCCTCGGCGATGGCCATCGCGCGCTGCTGTGCCTCGCTGCGCACCGCCTCGTCTGTGGCCTGGTCGGCCGCGGCGAGGAGCTGCCCGAGCGGGCGCAGCACGCCGAGCGCCTCGGCGAGCTGGCCCTCCATGCGGCCGAGCCTGGCGAACAGCGCCGGCAGCAGCGCCTGGTCGCTGCCAGTTGCAGCGGGCACCTGCTGCTGAGCTGCGGGTGGCGGCTGCTGTTCCGATGGTGCCGGCGCGGCTGGCGGCGCTGAGCGGCCCTCTGACGCGCGCCAGCGTTCCGCCAGCTCGTAGCACGCGGTGGTGATGGTCTGCTGGTCAGCGCCCTGCTCGACCATGGTGGAGACGAGCCACGAGGTGACCCGATCCACGCTGGACACCCTGTCCCGGGCACCCTTGCTGGACTTCCACACGCCCGCTACCTGGCCCAACGTCCCGGGAGCGCCACTCTGCGTGTCCAGCCATGCACCGAACGTTGTCACTGGGCACCTCCTGCTGTGCGCGTGGGCGCGGAGCGCCGAACTGACCTGCTCAAACGACTATCCTGCATCTCGATCTTCTCCTTGTCCTTCATCCATGGCTGTAGGTGGAAAGGGTGGGTTTGCCGCATGACTGTTCTATACGTTTACCCCTCTATCTCTCGTATGCGCGGATGTTGCTGCGTTTCCACCTATTCCACCTAGTGGTAGATCGGCTCCTGTGCAGATCCTCGCAAATCCTCGTAGATCCGCAGATCCTCGCAGATTCACGTAGATCCCATTCTAGGCAGATCCTCGGACATCTTCACGTGCCTGGCCACCTGTCTGGAATCCCGTCTTTCAGCTCAAACCCAGTGAACCACACGTGGTTCTCGTCACCGACCGACTGCACACCGGGCACCATGGCCAGGGTGGCGTAGAACTGCCTGCGCATCAGCAGCGGGGTGTCGCGCTCGGCCCTCCCCCAGTCCACGTAGCTCTGGTAGCACTCAGACCCGCTCACCCGCGGTCCCGCGCCGTTGGGCACGGTCATCTCGGCGAGCCACTGCGCGGCGCTGTTCTGCTCGGCGGCGTAGGCGGCTGTCTTGGCTTCCACGAGCCCAGGCTTGACCAGCAGCCCGGCACCGCCGTCCGCCATGGCTGCGGCGCAGCCCCACATCATCAGCGAGAGGATGCCGTCCCGCTCCTGATCCAGAATCCGCCGCACCATGGCCGGGTCCCGCAGCTCCTCGGGGATGGTCGGACCCATCGGGATCACGATGATCCGCCGGCGCAAAGCTGGGTCCAGGTGCAGCAGCGAGGGCATCTCGTTGTTGGCGATGAAGATCACCCAGCTCACCATGGTGTCGGTCATCGTCTTGTCGTAGAGCAGCTCGACCGCCAGCGACTCCTCGCCGGTGAGCCGCTTGAGCTGCATCTCGTCTATCAGCAGGTGCGCCGCCGTCTCGCTGATCACGATCAGCCGCTTGCCGCGCATCGTCGCCTCGTGCCGCGGGTGCCGGGCACCATGGCGGCCTGGCGCAGACACCAGCGCAGGCTGCGCCTGGTAGGCGAGCTGCTGGCCAAGCACTGTTGACAGCACCCGCAGCAGCGCGCTCTTGCCGTTGGCCGTGGGGCCGGTCAGGAAGAACACGAGCTGGAGCGGGTTGCTGCCCAGCAGCGAATACCCGAGGGCCTTGACCAGATACCAGTAGACGTCCTCCACGCCGCCGACCGAGCGGCGCAGCATCGAGGCGTACATCGGGCAGCCCTCGTCCGGCCGCTGTGACCATGGCCGCGGGCTCGCAGCCACCAGGTAGGACATCCTGGCCTTGGGGTGGTGCGGCCACACGCTCACGCCGTTGGACGGCAGCAGCTCGATGATCCCGGCGTCGGTGTTCAGGTGCTCGGGGTAGCGGTCGGCCATGGCATCGGGGCCAACACCGCAGACGTCCATCATGTAGGAGCGGAGGGCGGCGAGCCCGGCAGCGCCGCGGATCTTCGCGCCGTACTTCACCATGGGCTCCCACCCGCGGATCTTGATCTCAGCGGCCACCGCGCGCCTGATCACGTCGTTGCCAGCGCCCGGCCGCGCAGCCATCACCTGGGCGCGGATGTGCTCATGCACGGCCACCAGGAGCTGCTCGTACCAGTGGGTGAAGCCGATGATCACCCTGCCGACCTGGTTGCTGTTGTCAGGCCGGTGGTGCTTGCCGTCCCACAGGAACCACTGCTTGTCACCGGGCACGTAGGCCATCTCGTCAGGGCGGATCTGGTGGTGGATCAGCTCGGCCGCGGTGCGGTCATCTGTCGGGAGGTTGGCCATGGTGGCGGCCTCTGCGAGGGTGCCGCCGTCCCAAAACCCGAGCCAGCGCCAGGTCCCGGGCTCACCCCTGGATACGGCCATGGCTGCACCAGCGGGTAATTTCAGCTACCATCAGCATCGGTTGGTGATCCTTCCGTCTAGGTCCGCATCTTCATCGGTGGAAAGCCTCGCGCCTGGGTCATCGTCCACGACTGCCTCCGCAACCGCAGTCACGCCAGCCCCCGTCCGACCGGGGGTCTGGCACTTCTAATTCCAAGATCAAAAGCTCGCCTGCGGGGTAAGGCGTAGGTCCGACCCTACGCCTGCCGCAGCTTGATCCGTCACCTCCTGGGCGAGTATCTGCAACCCTCACCATGGCTGATCTCAGCCTCCTGTTCACCTGATCCCTCGCGGCCCTCCGCGGGCACCACCATGGGCTGCTCGCAGCCGGCGCAGACGTACTCGCCCGGCAGGCCGGGGACCGTTTCCTTGAGCCTGAATCTCGACACAGCCATGGTCAGCTCCTGGCGCAGTCTGCACAGATGTGCTTGCCCTCGTCCGGCGACCACGCGATGTAGTCGCCGGCCTCCCACCTTAGCCCGCAGCACGGGCAGACACCGCCCCACCGCGAGATCCGCAGCGGGCCGACGTCCGAGCTGACCGACTCCTCGGCAAGCTCGGCCATCTGCTCGTGCCAGTCGGGCTCGATGGTGTCGATGCGCAGCACGTTCATCTGCGGCGCGGGCTCGATTCCGGCCATCCGGCAGTAGTGGCACCAGATGATCACCTGCACCGGCTTGCCCGGGTTGCAGCCCTCGCAGTAGGCCATGGGTCCGGCGTGCTCGCCGACTGGGCAGCCGAGCCACCACACCACCGCCGCGGGCCTGCCGCAGCGGCCATCCCCTCCTATCCGGTCGCACGTGGGCGGCACCACCCACCGGCCGCCGACATAGCACTCCCCGGTGACGCGCTCGATGCCGCCGATCAGGTCCGGGTCAAGCTCAGCCATGGCTGGGCTCCGGTATAGGCGTGATCAGGGCCAGTGACCTGCCCCCGCTGGTGAGCCTGGTGGTCCGGCCGATCCCTGTCTCAGCGATGGCCAGCACCAGCGCGGTGAGCAGTTCTGTGCCGCTCAGCGGGCCGATGTCCACCTCCCGGTCATCCATGGCTCTCGTCCTCAGCAGCGGGCCACACCTGGCGCAGCGCCCACTCCACGTCGGTGTCCGACCCGAGCGCCCACGGGTTGGGCAGCGGGCTCCCGTCAGGGCGGGTGCGGTTGAACACCCGGATGCGCGCGTGGACGCCGAGCTTCACGCACTGGCCGCAGACCATGGCGAACGGTCCCGCCCGCACAGCCTTGGCGGCGTGGATCGAGCAATACTCCAGCGGGCCGACGTGCTCGCCGACGGTGCAGCCGATCGTCCACACCTCGGTGACTTCCATGGGGCAGTTGACACCCGCGCCGTCGATCAGGTCGGCGCAGACGCCCATCAGCTCAGCCTTGCCCGCGCGGTCAGCAGCGGGCCTCTCCCCCAGTCCTGGCGGCGGTGCCAGGGGGTCCGGGCGCTCCTCGTCCTCCATGGTCAAGCCTCCGCGGCGCGCGTCAGCGGGGCGTCGGTCGCGTAGATGTGGCCGCCGCCTGGCTGCGGGGTGGTCGCCATGGTGCGCGCGGACGTCTGCTGGCCGCGGACCTGCTCGATGGTCCAGCGCCCGTCCAGGGTGATGGTGTCGGGGAAGCCGCAGCCGCTGCACACCCGCAGCACCACCGTCTTGGGCAGCACCATCCCGGGCATCAGCGGCGTCAGGTGCCAGACGTCCACGAGTGAGTAGCCATGGTGGTGCTTGCGCATGATCATCGCCTGCCGTAGATCGACTGGTCCCAGGCCGCCTCACCATCGCGCCGGGCTCGGCGGACAAACTCCCGGGCCGAGGTGATGGTGCGGTCCACCTCGGCGCGGCTAAACCCTCGCATGTCGGTGGCAGCGAGCACCAGCTCCAGCTCGCCCATGGCCACCCGGTAGCCCTCCGCGTTGTCCGGCAGCCTGCGGAACAGCGAGCACGCCAGCCGGTGCAGCGTGGTGTTGCGCGAGCCGCGCTCCAGCCCGGTCTGCTTGAGCTGCTCCACGTCCGGCAGCGGGACGCCCGTCTTGCCATGGTCGGTGCCGGTCGCCTGGGCCTGCTCGATCCAGCGCAGGAACCACGCGGGAGCCCATGGCGGCTCGCACGGGCAGCCGTTCACCTGGCGGTAGGGCAGCAGCGCCGAGCCCTGGTCGGAGTCCACCCACACCCGCGACGGCGGGGCCACGACGTAGTGCCCATCCCCCTGGATGTCCACGCCCGGCAGGATGCCCGGCCTGCTCGGCACCGCGTAGCCGGCGGGGGTGCGCAGCCAGATGTGCCAGCCGCCGCCAGGGGTGGACACCTCGGTGTCCATGGGCACGGTGCAGTCCATCACGCCTACCGCGCTCGCCTGCACCAGGAAGTCGCCGAAGTTGCGGACGCCGTTCTCCCCGTGCTTGAGATCCAGGTCGATCACCACGAGCTGGTTGACCTGCCCGGTGGCGATGCCGACGCCGGCCAGGGGCTCGGTGCGCCACAGCCACCATGGCATCGCCTGGTCCCGGGTGGCCCAGCTCACGCCGTGCTTGAAATCGCTGTGCGGTCGCTTGGACCCGACGCCGAGCCCGAGGACCGCGTACCCCATCCGCTGGTAGCGCAGCGCAGCAGCGCCCATCCCGAGCTGGGCCACCTCGGGATCGTCGCGGGTGAAGTCCAGGCACCCGGTCACGAGATCAGCTCCCGCACCATCATCAGCTCCCGGCCGAGCCAGTTCTGCCCAGCGTAGACGCGGGTGCCGTCATCGAAATGCCACCATGGCAGGTCCGGGTTCCAGCCCTTGCCACCCTCGGGGACAGCTCCCCAGTAGGTGTCGCCCCACGTGTTGCCCTCCACCAGCGCCGCGGTGCCGGTAGCGGCCAGCCGCTCCCGCAGCTCGGGGATGGAGAACTTGGCCATCAGCACCCGCATCATGATCTCGCGGCGCTGGCCGTTCCAGACCGACGGGCGCACGTCGGCGATGCGGCCCAGCCGCTTGGCCTCGCCGGGGGTCCGCGCATCGCGGATCTTCCGGTACAGCTCCGGGGTGGTCGCCTTGGCCGCCTGGAATGCGTGCTCGGCGCTGTTCCACCACTCGCTGACGCCCTCGATGCGGAACGGGTGGACGTAGAAGTTGCTCAGCCAGTCGTAGTCACCGGCGAACTGCACGACAGCAATCATGATCATCTCCTGAGTCTGAACCTGCCCGCCCAGGCTACCCTGGTGCTCAGACAAGGGAATCAGCGCACAGCCCGGGGCGCTACCATCAGGTGCAGATGCTGACCAGGAGGATGACGTGGACCATGAGCTGACCGAGGTGCTGATCCCTGACCCGGAAGCCCCGGGCGGCGGAACGACCATCATCGGGCTGACGATCGCGGACAAGTCCACGTGGGGGCTGGATGACACCGCTCCCCGCGGTGTGCAGCGGCCCCGTCCCAGGTGGAGCCATCAGCGGGTATTCAAGCTGGAGTCTGGCAGGTATGTGCTGGTCAGAGAGGCGTACAGCCTGATCTACCATGCCCTGGACACCCGCTGCACCATCGCTGGCGGCGAGCAGTCCGGCGTGCCGGTCACCCGCGAGCTGATGTTCTCCATGGCCCGCGCGCTGGGCTACACCGAGGATGATCTGGTGGCGTGCGAGGAGTGCCTGCCGCCTTATCCCGAGGAGCTGCGCGCCGGCCAGCAGGTCCGCTACGAGGTGCCGCGGCCCTCCATCGACCGGTGCGAGGAGCCCGGCCAGGTGAAGGACCGGCTCACCAAGCGCAAGAGGCGTGGCGGGATGCAGTCCTCCACGATGTCCCCGACCAGCCGCGAGCTGCTGCGCCAGTGCGCTGTCAACGACCCCGACTGGGTGCTTTCCGACCAGCCAAAGGCGGTCATCAGGTAACGGGACGTGGGACCATGAGCGCGTCCGCTTCAACCCCGGGGGCCACCCATGCCAGCAAACGGCACTACTGAACGCCCTGCCCGCTACTTCACCGACCAGGAGATCGCCTGCCTGGTCCACCACGTCAGGCTGGGCCTGGCCGAGATCACCCGCGGGCTGCCGCTCGCGTCCTACGCCCTGGAGGAGCACATCGTGAGCGCAGTGAGAGCTGGAGCCGGGCGCAAGGAGCTGCTCGGCCGCGCCCTGGCTGCCACCACCCTGGAGGCTGAGCTGGTGACCGCCGCCGTCGTGCTGATGGCGGGATCGGAGAGGTGACCACCCATGAGTTCCTACCAGGCAAGTGGACCGCCGATCCGGCGCAGACGGGGGATCTGCCGACGGTGCCAGCGGAGTATCTCTGGCCGGCGGGTCAACCCAGCGGACCCGGCGCTGCGCAGCCTGGTGGAGCTGCGCCCGCACAAGGTCGCCGGACGCCATCCCGGGCGGCCATGGTGTCCTGGTGGCGGCGATACCGTCGAGAGGCAGTCCTCACCGCGCTGATCGTGCTCGCGTTCCTGGTGATCTTCCCCGCGGCACTGTGGGCAGGTGACTGGGTGGGCAAGGAGTACCTCAAGATCAACGCCAACCCGGTGATAGTCGGCACGCAGCAGCCGCCGCGGCGCGCGGCAATCCCTGCGCATCATCATCACCATGGCCGGCACCACGCCCCCTCAATCGTCGTAGCCCCGCCTGCGCAGCAGCAGGCCCCTGCTGCTAATCCGCTGCCGGCTGGCAGCTCACTAGCAGCTAATCCCCCGCCTGTTCACCATCACCACGCCAGCCCGCCCCCGCAGCCGAGCCCGTCTCCGAGCCCGGCTCCGAGCCCCATCCCGAGCCCGACGTCCCCGCCTCCCACGACACCACCACCGAGCACCAGCGGAGTACCCCTTGACCACCGGGCGCTGGCACCTGACCATCGAGCTGGATGGGGTGCGGATTACCGCCGACTTCCGAGAGCCCATCGTGGCGGCGATCAACCGTTTGCAGGCAGGCGTGCCGCACGCCTCCGACCGGGAGGACATACTGTCCTGGTGGCAGCAGAACGCGATCATGAGCGCCAACTGCCAGGCGGGCAACTGTGACCACGTAGTGGTGTAGGACCCAAGGACCAAGATCATGACCATGACGCAGGCGAGGACAGCCCGGGGAGGGCCGCTCGACCAGGTGACCCTCCATCACGTGGCATCTATGGCTGACCTGGAGGAGTTCCGGCGATGGGCGGGTGAGCGCCGCCCGCTGCTGTGCGTGGACACCGAGAGCGCGGGCCTGCGCTGGCACGCCGACCGGCACCGGATGACCCAGCTCGGCGACCTGTGGGACGGCTGGGCGTTCCGCTACGACTGGCTGGGCGCGGCGCACGAGCTGCTGCGCAAGTACACCGGCCGGATCGGGCTGTTCAACGCGCCCTATGACTCGCTGGTGCTCGGCCACCATCACAACCTCTGGCTGAACTGGGCGCAGATAGACGATGCCCAGCTCGCCGGCCACCTGTTCGACTCAGCCCCGTTGCGGCTGCCCAACCCCCTCGCGCTCAAGCCGCGGGCCGCCTTTGACATCGACCCCACCGCCATGGCCTGGCAGAAGGGCCTGGACGAGGCGATGAAAGCGCAGAAGTGGTCCTACGCCACCGTGCCGGATGACTTCCCGCTCTACTGGCAGTACGGCGCTGGCGACCCCGTGCTGACCTGCTGGCTGCTCCACAAGTTCCTGCCCGAGGTGCGCGGCCGGTTCAGCCACGCCTACGACCTGGAGCTTGGCTACGCCCGGCTGTGCGCCAAGATGATGCACGCCGGGATGATGATCGACATCCCCTATATCACCCACTGGTCCGACCAGATCAGCATGTTCGCCGAGCAGGCGATGGCCTGGCTGGCGGCCTACGGCGTCACCTCGGTGGACTCCAACGACAGCGTGGGCGAGGCACTGATCCGCGCCGGGATCAAGGTCTACCGCACCCCCACCGGCAAGCCGCGGATCGACAAGGAGTCCATGGAGGAGTATCAGCTCGCCAACCCGGAAGCGGCCCCCCTGATCTCCACCCTGCGGAATGCCAAAAAGGCACAGCAGGTGGTGAGCCGCCACCTCAACAAGTTCCTTTCCATGGCGGACGCCCAGGCGGTTATCCACTACGCCATTCACTCGATCGGTGCCTATCACACGTCCCGCAGCTCGGTGACCGAGCCGGCGATGCAGACGTTCGACCGGGATTTCCCGGTGATCCGCGGCAGCTTCATCCCGCGCCCTGGCCATGTGTTCGTGTCCTGGGACGCCGACCAGATCGAGGCACGCCTGGCCGCGCATTTCAGCGGCGACAAGCAGATGATCGCCGACTTTGCCTATTGCGATGCTCACGATCTGTCATTCTTCCTGCTGAATGCCCAGTCGATTTACCACCAGGACATCACCAAAAAGGACCCGCGCTACACCACTACCAAAAACACGTTCTACGGGATGACGTATGGCAGCGGGCCGGAAACAGCAGCCATCACCGCGGGCGTGCCACTGGCGCAGATCGTGCCGATCTACGAGGGATTCAAGCGGCGCTACCGCCAGCTCAACCTCAATTCGCTGGAGCTGGTGGAAAGCCAGAAGCGGCCAGGGCACCGGCCGCGGGTGGAGACGATGTGGGGCCGGCGGCTCTATGCGGATAAGGCATACGCCCTGATCGACTACCGCATCCAGGGCAGCGCCGCGGAGATCCTCAAGAACGGCGCGCTGCTGATGGACGCGGCCGGGCTCGGCGACATGCTGCGGCTCACCATCCATGACGAGCTGCTCGCCGAGGTGCCCATCGAGCAGGCCGAGGAGGTGCTGCGGCTGGGCACCGAGATCCTGACCGACCGCGAGCACTACCGGGTGCCCATCACCTGGAGCGGCTCCATCCTCCCAAAGAGGTGGGTTAAGACCTAGAAGGAGACGATCATGACAGCACCGACGCTGGAGAAGATGCGCGAGGCCGCCCCGCACTACGGGATGGGTCCGCATCCCTGGAAGGACGAGGACCGCGACGTGCTGCGCTGGCGGGCCAGGTACAGGCTCTGGCTCAAGCGGCACGTCACCCAGCGGAGAACCAAGGGCATCGGGCCAACGGGCGGCTGTTCCTACTGCATCCGGGCTGCCACGCAGCGGCGGCTGATAGTAAGCCCGATTGAGCATTGGCGGCGCTATGAGGGCCTGTGTAATCGCAGGCGCTGCGAGCGGCGGCTGCTGGCCTGGGAGCAGATGGGTGCTGCCCGCGAGCGCCGCGCCGTGCGCGACTGGGAGCTACAGCACCCTGATCAGGTCGAGTACGAGCTGACCCCAAGGATGCCAGCTCAGTACCCGTCGGTCAGCCGGGCGGCGCTCCGGGCGTTCCTTGACTCTGGCGAGGACGCCGCCACTGCGGACGGCAGCTCGATCGCCGCGATCAGCGGCTCCATCCGACGGCTCGGCTTTGACAGCAAGGTCTACGCCGAGCAGCGGTCCGGCCAGGTAGTGCTGCGCCGGGTGTCGCGCAGGTGAGCACCAAGACGTTCTGTGATCGCTGCGGCCGGCAGTGCCGCGGCAACAAGAGGGGGCACGTCCACCTGGTGGAGATCCATTTCACCAGCGGCGGTGAGCACGTCGGCGAGGACGAGTACCCGCCCGCAGACCTGTGCTGGCGCTGCCTCAAGGTGATCAAGGAAGTGCTCGGCAAGGCGCTGGCCATTCCGCGGCAGAACCGCCGCGGCGAGCTGGTGGCCATGGAGCAGCCGCTCTACACCGAGGACGCCCGAGCGGTCGAGAGGATGCCCGGATGATGCCCCCGGTGGTCGCCTGGTGCGACCCGGGCGGCATGACCGGGATCGCCCGGCTGCTCGTCCACGAGGGCTACCGGTTCAGCGCCGGCGAGTGGCCGTTCCACGAGGCGGTCCACGAGATCGAGCTGCTGGCCGGTAGCTGCGGGCCTGCCCTGGCGATCGGGTGGGAACGCTACAAGATCATCCCGGGCCTGCCGCAGGACCATGCCCACGAGGCCATCGAGATGATCGGCGCTATCAAGTCGGCGGCGCTGCGGCACCGCTGCATGATCCTGACGCCCGCCGCGCCGAGCGCGCGGGAGCCCGCCTCCCCTGCTGTGCTCCAGCGGATCGGCTGGTGGGTGCCAGGAAAGGATGACGCACAGTCTGCCGCCCAGCACCTGCTGGCGTGGCTGCTGCGGACGGGAAACCTGCCCCCGTTCGTGGTCGAGGCCGTCCATTCTGTCGGCGGCTCCGGGTAACCTACGGGCAGGCAAGGGCGAAGGTGTAGAAGATGACCAAGAAACCAGCATGGATGCACGGGCTCACCCCCGAGCAGATCGAGTTCTACCTGCGGCTGGAGCCATCCCAGGCCGCGTGCCGCGGCCGGCGCAGGCATGACTTCCGGCTCGCCGACCTGCTCCCGGGCAAGGATCTCCCCAAGACGGTGGAGCTGGACCGGGTGGGCGGCGTCTACGAGCTGACCGACCACTGCGCCCGCAAGTGCGGCCGGTTCATCCGGGTGCTCACCGACCGCCGCGGGATGCTCGACTGGAGCACCGCCCGCTACGGCGGCGGCGGACCCAACTACCTGGCCACCGGGCTCGGGCTCACCGCCGGCAACGACCGGCTGTTCTTTGACGACATGCAGTCCTCCCTGATCGTGGAGGCGTGGAAGCGCAGGCAGGCCCAGGCCCAGCGGCGCGCTGCGGCACAGGCCGCAGAGGAGGGGGCACGTGTTGCTAATCCCCCGGCTGCCAGGTTCCAGGCCGCGGGCAAGGGCGAGAGGGTGACTGCCTGATGGGCCGCGCGGTGCAGGTGTTCGTGTTCGATGACCCTACGTTCGCCGAGACGGGCGAGAAGGTCCAGGCCGAGCGCCTGGCCATCCCGCTGGGATTCGATGGCGCAGACGTCGTGCTCGACCTGACCAAGGCCCACTATGACGAGCTGGCCGCCCTGGTGCAGCCGTGGATCATGGCGGGCAAGCGCGCCAGCGCACCGCCCGAGGGCAAGCGGTCCCGCGGCCGGCAGCCCGCGGAGTATTACGAGGGGATGCGGGCCTACGCCAAGGAGAAGGGGGTCAAGATCCCCACCGACGGCGAGGGCAAGTTCAGCTACCCCGAGAAGCTGCGCCGCGACTATGAGGCCGCGGTGGCTGAGGGGTGGCCTGGTGGCTGAGCTGTACCGGCCGCTGTGCGGCAACCGGGAGGTTCATGATCCCCACGACTGGTGGCAGTCCGGGGAGCTGATGTTCCACTGCCTGGGCCTGACCGCCCAGCAGGCCGAGATCCACGAGATGATCAACGCCGTCTATGCCGTCACCCGCGACGTGCCCGAGACGTGGAAGGAATCGCTGCGGCTGGAGATCCACCCGGGCGTTCACAACCTGATCCTCCGCGAGCTGTCGCCGACGTTCGGCGAGAGCGTGCTCGGCGAGGAGCCCAAGCTCACCATGCCCGTGGTGATCTCCATGGCCGGGCTGTCGTGGGGTGAGTGGAGGATCGTGCTGGCACGAGGAGGGATCAGGGATGACCGCGTGGGCTAGCATCGAGCCCGGCACCGACCCGCCCATGGTGGCGATCGGGTGCCCGCCCAGCGAGTACGTGCTGGCCAAGCAGGTCCCCGGCTGCAACCACAACAAGACGGACTACCTCTGGCGCTACCCGCTGAGCTGGCCCGGCTACGCGGCCATGATGACGATCTTTGCCAGCCAGGGCATCACCGTCTACCCGGAGCTGCAAGCGTGGGCCGACGCCAAGTGGCACGAGGTTGGCGTGCGGCTGAACGACCGGGCAGCCCTGGAGGCCGCCGACGGCGACCTGCGCGGCTGGCTGATGGACATGGACGCCAGGATGCCCCCGCCACCGGCCGGCCAGCCGCCCTACGCGATGTCCGGGCCGCAGCGCGGCGGCGTGCAGTGGCTGCTCGACTACCGGCGCGTTGTGCTCGGCGACACCAGGGGCAACGGCAAGACGCCCGTGCTGGCGCGGGCGCTGTGGCGGCTCAAGCTGGAGGGCGAGGGCCTGCCCGCGCTGGTGATCTGCCGCGGCGCGGCCATCCTGCCCTGGCAGCGCAAGCTCGCGCTGTGGGCACCGGAGCTGCGCGTGGTGCTGATTCAGGACTCAGCCGCCAAGCGGCGCAGCGCCATCGAGAAGCTGCGCGCCGGTGAGGCCGACGTAGGGATCATCGCCTGGGACAATGTGCGCCACCACACCAGGCTGGCTCCCTACCCCTCGCAGGCATACGTGGTCTGTGACGCCCACGGCGGCTCGACCGGCAAGTCCAGCGTGGCGTGCGAGGTGTGCCCCAAGGAGTTCAACTACCCGCGGCGCAACAAGAGCGAGCCGCAGTCCACGTGGCTCAAGACGGTGATCCCTGACGAGGCGCACGCCCTAGCCGACCCCAAGTCCAAGCAGAGCCGCGCGGTGTGGTTCCTGATGCACCACACCGAGAACACCTGGCCGACCACCGGCACCCTGACGCCCAACAGTGTCGGCGACCTGTGGGCGATCTACCACGGGCTCGACCCGCGGGGCTGGCCGAGCCGGATGCGCTACACCGACCTGTATGCGCTCAAGGAGTTCGCGTTCATGGGCAAGGGCGAGGTGATCTTGGACCTGCGCCCGGACACGGCGGCGACCTTCCACCTGGTGTCTGACCCGTTGTTCAGGCGCATCCCCCGCGAGATCGCCCGCGCCGGCGAGCCGGCCATGGCCGAGCCAGAGTTCCGCTACCCCAAGCTCACGCCCAAGCAGGAGCGGGTGTACGCAGCTATCACCAAGGCGGGCCTGGCCGAGCTGGAGCCCGGCGAGCTGCTGGTGCCCGGCAGCACCATCGTCAAGTACACCCGGCAGTGCCAGCTCGCCACCGCCATGCTCCAGGTGGAGGACATCGAGGACCCGATGGGGTTCAGCCAGCAGGCCGTGCGCTACGTGCTGCCCTCCAACAAGGTCACCGATGTGATCGAGTTCCTGGCGGACGAGCCCGGCCAGTGGATCATCGCGCTGAACAGCCCGCAGGTGATCCCGCTGGTGACGCCCAAGCTCGACAAGGAGCACATCACCTGGGCGCAGATCACCGGGGGCATGAAGCGGTCCGACCAGGACGCCAGCGGGCAGCAGTTCCAGTCCGGCCAGGCGCGGGTGATCTTCATCACCGACGCCGGCGGGGAGTCGATCGACCTGCAAGCGGCCGAGGGGATCTACTGGCTCCAGCCCGACCCGACGTGGCGGGGCCGCGAGCAGAAAACAGGCCGCGGCGACCGGTGGGGCCGCACCACGCCGCTGCGCCAGGTCTGGTGCCTGTCCCCCGGCACGGTGGACATCAGGCATTACCAGCTCGGGCTGATCAAGGAGGCCCGCGCCGACCAGATCACGCGAGACGCCAAGATGCTCCGGTGGATCATGGAGGTTGCGCCGGGCGAGATAGTCACAGGAGATGATCATGACAGCAGAGATCGCAGTCCCTACCCTGGTTAGCTACCCGCTGGGCCTGTCCAACACCGAGATGGCCCAGTGGAAGCGGTGCCCGCGGCGGTGGCTGGTCGAGCACTACCTCGGGTTCCTGCCCGCGGACGAGAAGCCCTACGGCAAGCGGCTGCTGGGCATCCGCCTCCACACCGTGCTGGAGGGCTGGTACGGCTACGGCATTGACCCGCGGGTGGTCCTCAACCTGCTCTACCAGGCCGAGATCACCGCGCACCCCGAGGACGAGAAGGAGCTGCTTGCCGAGCTGGAGCTGGCCAGCGTGATGATCGCCGGCTACCTGGAGTGGGTGGACGCCGAGGGCAAGGACGCCACGCTCAAGGTGGTGCAGACAGAGGCCGAGGTGCGGGTGCCCCTTCCCGGCTATGAGGGCTGGGTGGACCTGCGCACCAAGATGGACCAGATCGTGTGGGACACCGCCACCGGCTACTATCACTTCCTTGATCACAAGAGCCTGGACAACTTCGACCGCGCGGGGCTGCTGTCGATGGACCCGCAGATGAAGCTCTACAACCTGGTGCAGTGGCTCAAGGCGGGCTACCCGCCACCGGGCAGCGGCCACCCGCTCCAGGTGGACCCGTCCCGGCCGCTGGTGCTCGGCGGCAAGGTCAACATGCTGCGCCGCGTCAAGCGCAGCGCCAGGGCCAAGGGGCCGTTCTACGAGCGGGCGGATTTCACCTACAACCCGGACTCGATGGCCGCCACCCTGGCCGGTGCCCAGCAGATCGCGTGGGAGATCCTCCAGGCCCGCAAGGGGCTCGATGCCGCCTGGCAGGCCGGCGGCGGCCCGCAGGTGATCGACCTGGCGCAGCGGACCATCTGCCGGCCGGTGGAGATCCTCCACGACTGCTCGTGGAGCTGCCCGCTGTCCGGTGGGCTCTGCACCCTGATGTCCGACGGCAGCGCCTGGTGGGAGGCGCTGGAGAGCAGCGGGCGTTATGTCCGAGCCGACCCCTACGATCGGTACACAAGGGGTGGCCTGGAGGCGATCCAGCAGCAGCTCGGCAGGCAGTAAGCTAGCTGTAAGTACAGGGAGCTGATCATGACGGTGCAGGGATACCAGACCATTCCCGCGGGGCTCACGCAGCCCAACGGGCAGCCACCCACGCAGCAGCTCCAGGGGCTGTCCTCGCTGATCTTTGCGCTCTACAAGACGGGCAAGTCCAGCCTCGGTGACACCGGCCCCGAGCCGGTCTGCACCCTGGACAGCGAGATCGCCGCGCAGTGGACGCCGAGCCCCAAGATCCGCTGGAATCCGATGCGCGAGACGGTGCCGACCTGGCCCTACGACCCGCGGGCGGTCACCCCGGCCAACCCGCAGGGCTATTGGCACACCTGCGTGGTGGTGGTGCAGGACTACGCCATGCTGGAGACGACCCACCAGATCCTGATGTCCGGGCAGCACCCGTTCAACAGCGTCTGCGTGGACAGCGTGCCGACCATCGCGCAGCGGATCATGATGTCTCTGGCGGGCTACCGGAAGATGGAGCGGGACCATTGGGGGATGCTGCTGAGGCAGACCCTCGGGATGATCTGGAAGTACCGGGACCTGCTCTACCACCCCTACCACCCGGTGTGGGCCGTGACGTTCCTGGCCGGCGCGCACTGGGACGACAAGATGCGCAAGTGGCGGCCGATCCTGTCCGGTCAGTCCGCCGACCTGGTGCCCTACGTGCCCGACTTCACCGGCTGGCTGGAAGCCGCGCCGGACGGCTCGCGGCACCTGTGGATCGGGCCGAGCCCGATGCACGAGACGGGCGAGCGGCTATGGGGCCGCCTGCCCTACGACATGGTGATCGGCTACCCAGGCCGCGTGCCAGGCTGGACCATCGAGAGCATGGTCCAGCAGGTGATCCAGAGCTAGGAGATGATCATGGGATACCCACCGCAGCAGTACCCGCAACAGCCCTGGCAGGGCGGCCAGCAGCCCCCGCAGCAGGGGCCGCCGCCTGGCTACGGCCAGCCGCCGCAGCAGTACGGGCCGCCCGGTGGCGGCTACCCGCAGCAGGGACCGCCTCCCGGCTATGGCCAGGCCCCGCCCGGCTACGGCCAGCAGGGCGCACCCGCCAGCGGCGCGGGCGTGATGGACGAGCTGTACCAGTTCGCCCAGGAGAACGAGGGCTTTAAGCTCAACCCCGGCGTCGGCAAGTTCCCCGGCATCGCGGTCGCGTCGGAGTGGCTGGTCGGCGGCTACAGCTCGGGCGAGAAGAACGGATGGAAGCTCAAGCTCCAGTTCACCGAGGGGCCGCACGCGGGCAAGCACATCACCTACAACATGGTGGTGAGCCCGTACACCCGGGACGGTGCCAAGAACACGTTCGGCGCGGAGCGGATGATGACCGACCTGGCCGCGTTCGGCGTGCCGGTCGGCGAGAAGTTCTCCAAGGTCCCCGGCGAGGTGCCCTACTGGCACCAGGGGATCAGTGACCAGCAGGTGGCCGGCGCGATGCTGAGCCGGCCGGTGCTGATCGAGATCGGCGACCGTCGGGACCGGGACGGCACCGAGGTGAAGCGGCTGCACCCCCTGGCCGGCCAGCCCGGCATGGGCCAGTTCACCCCGCAGGGCCAGGGCTACCAGGGCCAGCCCCCACCGCAGCAGCAGCCGCCAGGGCCGCCCGGTGGCTACCAGCAGGCACCGCCGCAGGGCCAGCCGCCAGCGCCCGCCTACGGGCCGCCTGGAGGCCAGCAGGGCTACCCGCAGCAGGCACCGCCGCAGCCCCCGCAGCAGGGCTACCCGCAGGGGCCGCCGCCGCAGCAGGGCTACCCGCAGCAGGGCCAGCCCGGCACGCCGCCGTGGCCACAGAACGGTGCGCCCATGCAGCCGCAGGGCCAGCCGCCCATGCAGGGCCAGCAGCAGGGGCCGGTGCCTCCTGGCCAGGCACCGCCGCAACCGCCCTGGCAGCAGTAGGCCAGCTCGGGTCCAGAGCCGGGCAACCGGTGCATCACCTGGAATAGCCCGAGCAGGCATCGAGCCCCCTCCTCCGCGGTGGGAGGGGGCTCTTTGCTGTGTATGCCCAGGTCAGACCCCACCAAAAACTGTTGACAGAAAAGTTCGGAAAGCTGTTGACAGAGAACCGGTCGGCGGGTATTGTAGTGGATGTAAGCAAGAGACAGTCCAAGATCAAGGAGATGACAGAGGACATGTCGCAAGAGACACTCACCTGGCTCAACCAGAACACGCTGATCGGCTTCACTGACAAGCGCGGCGAGGCGTGGCACTACCGGGCCAGCGAGCAAGGCGAGGAGCCCAACCACTACCCGGGCGCGATCCCGGTGGCCGACGTCAAGCGGCGGCTGTTCGGATGGGCACCGGTCGAGGGCACCGTGACCACCACGGTCGAGATCGGTGGCAAGACCATCACCATGGAAGTCCCCTCGCACAAGAGCTACATCCACCCGGAGACGGGGGAGCTGCTCGGGATCGTCGGCAAGGGCCAGGCGCTGCACACCTACGGCAAGTGGCTGGTGGACAACACCGCGATGATCCTCGATGACGGCGAGATGGGCATCGGGTCGGCAGGGCTGCTCAAGGGCGGCGCGCGGGCCTGGGTGCAGATCGAGCTGGACGAGACGGTGGACGGTCCTGGCGGCATTCAGCACCGGCCGTTCTTCACCGCAGCCACGGTGCTCGATGGCTCCATGAGCACCACCTACCAGCGCGGCACGCAGCTCGTGGTGTGTGACAACACCCTGGCGATGGCGCTGAACGAGAGCGGCGCAGCCCGCATCCTGGTCCCCCACAAGAGCGGCTCCGAGGCCCGGATTCAGGAGATCCGCGAGAAGGTCGGCCTGCTCTACCAGCAGGGCCAGGACTTCAACGCCGAGATGGACAAGCTCCTCACCACGCCGGTCAGTGACCGCGAGTGGGAGCAGTTCGTGGCGGCCTACCTGGAGAACGACCGGCCGACCGAGAAGGGCCGCGGCCTGACCAACTGGGACAACGCCCACGACGCGCTGACCAAGCTCTACCGGACCGACGAGCGGTGCTCGGCCTGGACCGGGACGGCGTGGGGTGCCCTCCAGGCAGCCAACACCTACGAGCACCACGTGCGGACCGTCAAGAACGTGGAGGGCGGGCACGCCGAGCGCAACCAGCTCAACGTGATCAGCGGCCGGCGCACCTACGAGGACACCCGGACGCTGGACAAGCTGAACGGGGTGCTGGCCACCACGGCAGCCTGATCCGACAGCCCGCAGGGGCCGGGAACACCACCCGGCCCCTGTACTGTTGACAGAAGCAGTTGACAGAGAACACAGACACAGGAGATGACAATGAACACGCAGTCAGAGCTGCGGCACTACCAGCAGTGGGTGCTGGAGATCACCCCCGCATCGGCCACCCCGTGGCCGCGGGCCACCGACAGCAAGGGCCGGGAGTTCCAGCCCGAGCGGCTGGTCCTGGGCACGCGCTCGGGCGACACCTGCCGCGGCGGGCACCTGATCGGCAAGGCCATCCGCGCAGACGGCACGGTCGGCAAGCGCGCCCACGGCACGCACGTGCTGCCCGCCTGGGCATCCGACCTGCTGGAGCGCGAGATGAACACGCACAAGCTGACCAGGGAGTACCTGGCCGCCAACGGCGTGGACGTGAGGTTCTGATGCTCACCAAGCCCGCTGACATCCAGCCGGGCGATGTGATCTGGACCGGTGGAAGCTGGGTCACGGTCACCGCCGCGCCGGCCAAGCAGCAGAACCGCAGGGCCACCAGCCACCGCGGTGTCTATTACCGCATCGAGTACCGGTACGAGGGCGGCCAGCCAGGCGATCACCTGTATTCCGCGAACGACAAGATCGAGGTGAGGCAGTCATGAGCACGGGAGGCTACAGCACGGTGGCCGCGGTGCTGAACGCCGATCTTGACTGGCCGGACGGCCGGACCGTCAGCCGCCAGCAGATCGAGGCGTGGCACACCCGGCGCACCGCCAACAAGGCGGGCCAGCTCCCGCCGTCGGCGATCGACAAGCACATCGAGGCAGCCCGCACCTACCCGGTCTGGATCTTTGAGACTGAGGACTGGGTGCTGTGGGTGCTGCCCGGCGTACCGGACCGCCCGCCCGCGCTCGGCTGGGTGTTCCCCACCCGCAAGCTGGTGACCCAGTGAGCGATCTCGACCTGCTGGAAGATCACGAGCGCAACCTGCTGCGGGCCATCGCCTCCAGCCAGTCCATCACCACGCCGACAGAGCTGGCGCGGAAGCTGGGCACGAGCTGGCAGGCGGTGGCCCGTTCGGCGCGCGGGCTCAAGAGCATGGGCATGATCAAGATCCGCCGCCTGCCCAACGACCGGCACCCCAAGATGACCATCTACGAGCTGGCCCCCGGTGGCACCGCCGCCTGGGCCGAGATCCAGGCCATCGCCGCGGCCGAGGCGACCAAGGCGTTCGCCGACCTGGTGGACGTGGAGCGCCGCGTGGCCGCGGTGCATGGCCTGGCCGGGCAGCTCCGGGCCGCTGCTGCTGATGATGTCCCCGCGGACGCCATGGTGGTCACCCGCGACACCGACGGCACCGCCCTGCGCGGCCCCACGCTGCCCTGTGGCTGCCCCCTGGACAGCGGCTGTGACGGCCAGCACCCCGGGAGGCTGTGATGGTAGCCAAGCACGTACAGCCCCGCCTGGGCAGCCGGCAGAAGCTCGCCCTCGGCGTGCTGTTCGACCACGGCGTGTGGGAGCCCGGCATGCCCTACGGCATCGGCACCGACACCGCCACCGGCCTGGTGATGGACAGCCTCCACGGGCGCGGCCTGGCCCGGCTGCACCGGGACCGGTACTGCCTGAGCCCCGAGGGCTACGCCTGGCTGCTCCGCGACTCCGCGGGCGATCTCGGCATGGTCGGGTTCGGCAACAAGGCGATCGAACGGGTGGCCAACCGGATCAGCCAGCTAGCGCAGTGCGCGCGGCTGGTCGGTGTCCACGGCGGCAACCCCGTGGACTGGAGAGGCAACCCGGTATGAGCGGCGAGCTGCCCGAGCACAACTGCACCGACACCGAGCACTGCATCGGCCACTGCCCAGGCCCGCCCGCCTGCACCAGGATCAGCCACCAGCCACCCCGGGACGGGCTGGTCTGGCATGGTGTCGGGCTGTGGTCCGCGCCCAGCATGACGAGCCCGTGGATCGTGCCCAAGCGCGCGGACGTCTACATGGAGGGATACGGCACCAACCACCGCGAGCCCATGATCGGCGGCCCCTCCAGATAGCAGCGTGTCCCCCCTGCTGGGAATGAATGGCGGCCCCTAGCTGTTGACAGAGATGGAGGGCAGGGAGCCCCCGGAAAGGCAGGGAAAGGCAAGAATGGCCCGCTGGATCGCAGCGGACGGCACCAAGGTCGAAGTGATCAACATGACGCTCACCGCGCCGCGGAACATGCAAACCCGCAGCCCAGCGCCCTACGAGGGCGAGCAGTTCAGCGTCACAGAGCCCCACGGGTTCCACGTCGGCTACTACCGGACCGTAGACGAGCTGACCAAGGTGGTGGACCTAGAAAGTCTGAAACTCGTTGACGAAAGCTGTTGACAGAGAACCACCAGCCGGCTAAGATAGCTAGTGTAAGCAGCAAGGAGCAAGGGGCGAGGAGCCCAGCCAGTCGCAGA